AGTACCCTAGTTTGCGCCGCCTAAATTGTTTCTTAGGCTCCGGTTCATCAGAATCCAAACGTAAAAAGCCCCCACGCCTAAAGCGCAGCAGCGCCTGCGTCATGGAGTCCACAAGATCGTCATGCTCCCCTGAAGGAAAGCTCGCTACCTCTTCAATAAGCTCTTCAGCCCACTGCGTATTAGGCACCCAAACCTGACCCGACGCAAACATATCAGCCACGGCATTGAGCCTAGAAATCTTATCATTCCCCCGGCTGGGGACAAACTCCTGCACAGGAATCCCCATAGCCCGAAGCTCAAACACCAGTGGAGCCCCGGAAGCTTTAGCCTCAATAATGAGCGCATCAGGTTGCCATTCCGTATAGTCCGCAAACGCCACTCGTTTAAGCTCCGGGAACTCCATGCGCTTCTTAAAACTGTTTAAAAGTATAATATTTGTCTGCAGCTTCTCGTTATCGTCGGGTATAGAAAATACCCCCCAAGTAGTGCATGCCGAATAGTCACTGCGCTCTGTCTTCAAGAACGCAGTATCCCAAGACTGGATAATGAAATCACAAGGGGGTGGGTCATCATGCTCCCATATATTCCACCACTCACGTTTAATGAGCGCAGAAACCTCTGAAGTAGGGCTTTGCATGTACTGCGCCGCCCATTTACTGGCTGGAAGCTCTGTACGGAGGGCTAGAAGCTCAGCCAACGACCAAAATTCAGGCCATAGGGGTCTGTCCTCATCAAATAAAGCGGGAAACTCAATGACTTCCCACTCTTCTCCACCCCTTTGCGCTGCAGCTTTCAATACCTGCCCAGTAAGGTCTTTCTTGGACCACCGGGTCATCACGATAATAATCGCCCCTCCCGGCTGCAGCCGCTGCCGTGGGCCAGATGTGTACCATTCATAAGTCTTATCGTAGATATCAGTGTTAATTTCAGCTAGGGCGGCTTCTTGCTCCGAATGCGGGTCGTCAATGATCAATACATCGGCACCTTTACCCGTTACCGCACCACCAACGCCAATAGCAAAATAGTCTCCACCCTTATTAGTGTTCCACCGCCCCGCCGCCTTTGAGTCTGTTTGTAGAGAAACGTCTGTGAATATCTCTTTGTATATATCAGAATCGACTAGATTTCGCACCTTACGACCAAACCCCACAGCCAGCTCCGCCGTGTGAGATGCTTGAATAACTTTCTTGTGCGGAAACCTGCCTAGAAACCAAGCGGGAAGTAGATAACTGGCAAACTCGGATTTAGTATGGCGAGGGGGCATATTAATAATAAGCCGCTTAATTTCCCCACTAGCCACCCTCTCAAAAGCAGTTGCCATCTTCTCGTGATGCCGCCCATGTATAAATGTAGGCCACACCCGTTTCACAAAGGGCATGAACTTCGTCTGGGCCATCTCCCGGTCTTTAAGCTTCTCCAACAAGTTCAAATCTTCAAGCAGCTTGGCCTGTTCTGCCTGCGGTAATAGGTGCAATATCTTAGGGATATCCTTAAGAGTGAAGGTAGGCTGCACGGGGCTAGATTGTAATGTCATCTAGCGGGTGCGGGGCTTCAGGGGCCACGCCTAGTTCATCATCAAGGCTGCTTGCTGTAAGGGGAGCGACATCTATAATGTCTGCGTTCATCAGGCGCTTAACCCGCTCCTTAATGGCGGACTCCAAATCTACTGAATTTTTGTAGTTGACGGTGACTTCGCTGCGCTCTGTGAATAGCGCAATATCGCTATGCTTGCCCAGAAGCTCTATGGCTTTCAACTCAAACTTAGGATCACCGCAGTTGGCTAGCTCAAGTAACTTATTAGTGAGCGCAGCTCGCACATCGCTCATCTCCATTGCCAACCGCGCACTATAGACACGCAGGAACTCCCGCGCAGCAAACGCAGCGGGTGGAGAACTAAATACGTTTTTGTTTTGAGTCTTTAACGCATCCGAGAGCGTGTTTACTGCCTGTGTTGCCGTAGCAACATCTAACTCTGGGGGTGCCCCTAGCTGTTCAAGCAGTTCATGAGTATTCGCAGCGACTGCAAGTTCCTCCGCAAAAGAACCGGTTTCGTCATCCATAACAACATATGGAAGGGGATGGTCTTTTGAAGGCTCAATTTGAATAGTCATAGTACCCGCAGGGCGTAGGACGCACCAGTACACAAACTATAACACATATACCCCCCGTGGCAAATTATATGGGAAAGACATAGGGGGGGTTTCTACATACTAGAGTAGGGGAAGAGTCTGGAAATTTTATATAGGGGGTGGGGGGTACTTGATTGCCTTTTGGGATCAGTTATCCGGAGGTACGGAGTCAACAGGTACGTCTTACTGCAAGCTTTAAGTCCAAATTGTGAGAATTAAGTATTGGTTGCGCATAACCTAGTGTAGGGGCTGGAGCTGGTTCCATCGCTGAGATTTAGGGGGGTGGGGTTGCCCCTTTTGCCCCCGTCCTAACATTGTTAGGGGTGCCCCATTAATGTCGGTGAAAATGCTGCTTTGTGGGTATTTCGTGGTACAATAAAGGCACAAGGCAACCAAGCCTTGCAACCATGACCAAGGATACACACCATGACCACAGTTACCAAAGCGATACCAGTAGTGTTCGGCATATCAGAGTTAGATAAAGAATCCCTGTATGCCAACAGGGAAGCGTTAGTATCTACGGCACGAAGCACAGGCGATACAATTCAAGGTTACGCGGATTCAATGACGACAGCATTCGGTGGGCAATGGTGGGCAGCGAAAGGGACAATCGGCAAAGCGGTCAAAGTAGAACGTGCGGAGTTTAAGGCTGCAATGATCTCCGGAGGATTTGAGGTAACTACCATTGACGTGTACTGGGGCCGCGTTAAGGTTGCAGCCGGTCACGTTACGGCAGGGAGCAAGGCGAAAGGGAGTGCCACGTTGGATTCTAAAACCCTCTCGGAACTGAAGACAATTCTGAATCGAATCCTGAACGCCGATGAGGACGGCGAGGGGTGCGAATTGTCCTTTCAGGCCAAAGCGTCGATCATTGACGCCTTTGAAACAATGGGCGGCAATGTTGAAACTGACTTGACCGCCTGAACCAAACGAAAAACCTAACAATTGTTAGGTTTTTCCCCAACCCTCCCAACCCGCTTCGGCGGGTTTTTTTTCGCCCTAATTTTGCCGCTGAACCCTGCGATGATAGTTCCGAAGGAGGCGAAAGCGAGAGCGCAAAAGCGCGAAACACACGATATTTCCTAAATTCCTGCCAAAAACTTTTTAAGCTTCCGTAGCGAAGCTTAACATTTAATTTTCAATTTTTCAACACTTTTTTTGTTTTTTTGAAAATAAATTTTAAATCGCGTTTTCTCCGTCTAATGTTAGGAAAATCGGCCTATTGTTAGGAAAATCGTGTTTTTTAGCGAAAAAGTATAACAATAGAAGCCTTTAGAATCAAGGGCTTGCAGCATTGTTAGGAATGCCTAAAATGACTCTAACAATACATTTCCCCTTTAGATTCAACGAGTTACATGCGAAAAAAGGCCCATTGTTATACTTTCTCAGGAATTGAGAGAACCTGAAGCCGAAAATGTCACCTTCGCGCAGTTCCAATCAAATAAAGCCAATTTAAGCACTGCGCAAGAGTTAGAAAAATTCTAGGGCTGTATATAATTCTTAAAAATCACTATCTTTATAACATAACACCATTTTTTAACATCTTAACTACTGATTCTTAAAGGTTTTTATTTTGTTAGGAATAACGTTAGACTCGTGTTTTTGAACTCTAACAATGCATGTTTTCCTAACATTATAAAACTGCCCTTTTTGCCCTTCCGTGCCTCAAATCCACGAGCATGCCCACCTACATGTGCGCCTACATGCCAACCTAAAAATTTGCATTAGCCATTTATATGTGGTACAATATAGTACAGTAGAAGCTCGCCCAAAACCGGCGATAAGTAGTGAAACACACACCTAACATTTGTTAGGTCAACCCAAGGAGCTGTAATGACCACCACTGATATCCAGACCCCTGATGACTTTGGCGTAGACCGAATCCTCGGCAAATGGCGCGAGTTCGTGAGCAAGACCGACATGCACCCCCCTCGGGTGCTACCTAACAATGTTAGGCACAGCGTGACGATGCGCATTAATGACCGGTCCTACTACATGGCGCAGGCTGCGTACTTCAACGCGCTTGCCGACTACGGCATCGAAGTCCCCCCGGTGTTTCTCATGTGTGTGCTAGCTGGCCGGGACATCCTGACCCTTGAGCGTAAGGAAGCCTGATCATGGCGCGTATCGAACTAGAGGCAATGCAGCTA